TGAGATTGTAACTGAGCTTAAGCGCCAGCAGAACCCTTTGATCATACTCGATGAAGCCGACAAACTGACTGATCAGGTACTTTATTTCTTCATAACGCTTTACAATCAGCTCGAAGATCAGGCAGGGATCATCCTTTGCGCTACCAACTACCTTGAGAAGAGGATCAAACGGGGAGTTAAGCTCAACAAAAAAGGGTACAACGAGATCTACAGCCGCATCGGGCGCAAGTGTGTGGAGCTTAAAGGACTATCAGCCGCCGATATCTCGGCTGTTTGCCAGGCGAACGGAATCACCGACCGAACAAGCCTCCAAAACATTATCGGAGACTGCGAGGGAGACTTGAGAAGGGTGAAACGGAAAATTCACGCGCTAAAGAATATCGCGTAATACGTTGGGTATAGAGACGCACAGCTGTGCGTCTCTACAAAACGAAAACGTTCTATGAATGACTGAAAAAACGATAAACCGAGCCAGAACCTACANTGACCTGATGAGGCAGAAGGTTAACGAGCTCGATTTTGAAGGCGACTGGCTGAAGAGCCTGGGCAAACCCGAGATCACCGGAACATGGCTGATCTGGGGCAATCCCGGAAACGGGAAAACTCGCTTTGCTCTCCAGCTTTGCAGATACTTCGCCTCATTTTGCCGCGTGGCTTATAACTCACTCGAAGAGGGTGACAGCAAGAGTATACGCGATGCTATAATGCAGGTAGGTATGAACGACGTAAAAAGCAACTTCATGCTGTTGGACCAGGAACCGGTCGAAGAGCTTAAAGCCCGATTACGCAAGCGCAAGAGTCCAGATGTGATCTTTATCGACAGCTGGCAATATACCGGGTTAAATTATGCCGAGTATAAGAAGCTCCGGGCAGAGTTCCGACATAAGCTCTTTATCCTGGTCTCGCACGCAGAGGGTAAGAACCCTGAGGGACGCACAGCCAAATCGATACGCTACGACAGTTTCGTTAAGATTTGGGTAGAAGGATACAAGGCGTTCCCTGCGAGCAGATACGGAGGCAATGAGCCATACACGATCTGGGATAAAGGGGCGCGGGATTACTGGGGATGATCTAAAATGATTGGATTAAAAAATGAAAGAATGAAAACAACAACTGACCGTCAGCAGGGTACGCTGCTGAAAAAGTTCCACACATTAAGCACAAAGGCTGGATTGACCTCCGATGAAAAATACCTGATGATTGGCGCCTTTGGGCATGAGAGCAGCCGCGAAATGACGGTATCTGAACTATTGCGGGCCTGTGATATGCTAGACGCAAAGCTTAACCCCAAATTAGCCGAGATAGACTTATGGCGCAAACGCGTTATGGCTGCTATTGGCGGCTGGCTCAGGGTGATGAGTGTGGAGAGCAATGCAGCAAAGATTAAAGCTATCGCCTGCAGAGCCTCTTCCTTCGAAAACTTTAATGATATCCCCAGGGAACGGCTCAATAACCTTTACTATGCTTTTTTGAAAAAACAAAAGGACTTTAAGCGCGTGAACTCCATCGTGAAGGAGCAAATAGACGAACTAATATATCAGAATTAATGGAAAAGGCTTCTAAAATATCCCATCTGGAGATTTGCTCTACTTGCAAAGGGGAAGCATGCATTTGGGTTACTGAGTCACTGCCGCGACATGGATCGGATAGGGGCCATGAAGTGGCACAGATGTGCCCTGAATGCCAGGGTACCGGCATTGTAAAAATTGTTACAGAAACAACTATAACAACATATCCTCATTTTATAACACACTTTTAAACATAAGTAAATGGACCAAAAATCGCACATTAAAGTCATTGAAGAGGGATTTATTATCCTACGAGCCGATGATCAACCCACACCACGCATAAAGTATATCGCGAAAGGGCAGCATAACTGGATCACGCTTGAAAAATTTGAAACAAAGGCGGCTCGTGATCGAAAACTTAAAGAACTTCTTCAGTCATCAATTTACTTAATCGACTAAACATCATGAATGATAAATCAATTTACGAACCAGTTGTAGCGAGAGACCGATTAATGGCGGCTGTAATGGTTGATATCCGAAAGGAAATGACTCAGAAAATAATTGCATTGCAGAAGGAACAGACGCGCCTGACCCTTTTACTTGCTGATAAATTTAATGTGGATGATTATCGCAAACTCAATATTGTGAATCAACACATTCTAGTAGCCTGTTCGCGTCGAAAAGGAGAATGGGTAAAGGGAGATAATCTCAACTATGCAACCATAGCAAAATAAATACAAACATTTGATTAATCAACATTTAAACAGTTTTTAAAATGGCACAATTAGAGTCAACCGAAATTACGGTAAGGTGGGAAGATCTTTCGATCGAGAAAATTGCCGAAATTCTTGAGCAGAAACGGAAGGAGCAAAAGGAGCTCAAGATGAATAAGCGTGCGGCCTATGAAGGGATCCGCGCAGACCTGGTCTTTAAGATCGAAAATGCAGTCCGTAGGGTTTCGGACGATGTACACTCATTGTTCACGTTCGTATGCGAAGAAACGGAGGCTTTCCGTGCAATTATGGGGGAATATGGCCAGCTCAGGCGCGAGAACCAAATGAGTTATCAGCTCGAAGAGGGCAACTTCAGGATTGAAGTTAAAACGAACAAGGTTAAAAAGTTTGATGAGCGTGCAGATCTGGCTGCAACCCGCCTGATTGAATTCCTAACACAGTGGATTTCGCAGAGCGACAAGGGCCAAAGCGACCCCATGTATCAGCTGGCTATGACACTACTGGAGCGCAATAAGTATGGCGATCTGGATTATAAATCCATAAGCAAACTTTACGAACTTGAGGAGGACTTTGATTCTGAAGAATACTCAGCTATTATGGTTCTATTCCGTGAATCGAATGTAGTCGAAGGCACAGCTACCAATTTTTATTTTTGGGAGCGCAATAACATGGGCGTATGGACTAGGGTAGAACCATCCTTTAACCGTATGTAATGAACGCTAAAGAATTCAGGGAGGCTGTAGCCACGATGCGCAGCCTCCAGAAGGAGTACTTTAAAAATCGCGATCACCTGATCCTGCAACGGGCCAAGGCCATGGAAAAGGCAGTCGATGATTATATCAAAGAGGGGGAAAAAGAAATAAACGCACAAAAATCACTTTTCTAATGGCTGCTAAACTTTACTACGATATTTTAGAACTCCAGCGCCTTCCGCTTGGGGATATCTATAACATTGCGCTTTGGTTTAAAGTGGATACCCTGAATAAGAAGAAACAGCAGATCATTTACGAAATACTGGATGCACAACAGCAATTAATACCGACCGAAAATGATCGAAAATAACGTAAAGCGGGTTTATATTATCGCCAAAATTACAGGCCAAAATCAACTTGAAGTGGCCTTGAAATATCAGAATGCAAAATTTTTGCTTCAGAGTTTTGGTTACGAACCCGTATCTCCCATCGATCATGTACCCGCAGACGCCGACTGGCATGCTGCCATGCGGATTTGCATCCCCCTACTACTTGGCTGCGACAGTTATATAGTTCTTGACGCCCTGCATACCACTCCCGGAGGCATGATTGAAGACACCATTGCCGGCTGGGTTGGAATACCACGTATTTATTTATCTAAACTCTAAACGTATGAACCCGATTACACATTTATTGGCTTTAGGGACGATCCTTTTTGTTTCCGGCTTTTTTGCAGTCATGTTTGCCGGCATGGCACTCTTTGAAAGGGATGTTGAAGAGACCAGCGAACCTACCTACGAACCCGGTGAAATTGATGACACCAACTATCCGGACGTTGATTCTGTAATATTTCCAAAATACTAACGATGGAAAAACACTACCTGGGATACCGATGTGTGGGGACGGTCGCGATGAGCCGTATGCAACGCAATGAACTTTTAATTGCACGCTATTACTACATGAGCGAACTTAAGCGATTGCGCTTTGACGATGTTGTGTTTCGGCTCTCTTCCACCTTCTTTATCTCTGATATTTATGTGATGCGCCTTTTGAGCGCCTTGTCGGAACAATTTGATCAAATAAAAGCTGAGCATCCTAAACGAGAGGACTTACGGGCTAAATGGCCGGAATGGGACTGGAGTTGAAACGAATTTAAACTAATTATACTAATGAGTCAATACGGAAATTTGGTCGCACAACTAAAATTAGAGGATGAGGCAGATATTCGGTATATCATTCGAAATTTTAAAGCAGATGGTTATACACGGGGAAGGCTGCTCAAAGTATTGGATAACGAAAAGGCACTTGTCAAGGTTTTATCAAAGAAGAAGTTTTCGTGCCGAATGAATAACAATGTAATTAATGCTATAGAACGGATTTTAAATGAACCAGAACTTATCAATCTATGAAAAATTTTAAAACCTTCCGTGAAGTTATCCAGGATCCGCAATGCGCGAAATTTGTCGTGGCAGAGATCCAAAGCTATTGGAAGCAACAAAACGAGGCGCTGGCTCAATTGCCCGCCGGATCGAAACTTAAGATGACTGCTTATTTCACGCTTGATCGGAAAGGGATCCTTAATCCTGAAGATCTCATCAAAGAAATGGAGTTAATTGATCAACGGAAGTCGGAGTTATCGTCGCTTGAACGTCGGTTGATTAAACAGATCGTTTGGAATGCAATGGCAGAGACAATCAATTATTATAAATAACAATTACAAAAAAGTCGGGTATGAAATTAAACATTTACAATTCTGAGAACAGCAAGAAAGTCTTTACCGGTAAATCTATGATTCGGATATCGCGTAAAGCAGGATTATTTACTTTTAGTAAGACCGCCGGAGAGAAGATTGGCCTCTCGTTAGGAGATCGGGTTGTTATTGTCCAGGATACCGACAATCCGGATAACTTTTATGTGCATAAAACAGCCGATCCTAAGGGATTTCTTTTGCGGTTTAAAACCGCCAACTATGGGGCATCATTCAATTGCGCCAAACTGGCAGGGATAATTCTGGATGCTACTCCTTACAAAACGGTAAGTTATTTGCTTGGAAATGTCCAGGATATTGACGGAATGGCCTATCATCTGATATTGACATCGAAACCATTAGCCGAAATGCTCTAATGGGAAAGCAAACACCGCGGTCACGCCGACTTGATCTGATCAATAGTATGAAGCATGGTGAGCAAAAAAGGATTGCAGAGATCTTAGGATGCTCGAGGGGTTATGTATCGAGCGTGCTGAACGGCGCCAGGAATCAGACAAATGAACTTGGGACAAACATCATCCGCCTGGCGGAACGTGCCGCGGCAGACGCTTACTTTTTGAAACGCAAACAACGCTTTTAAATCATGATTGGAAAAAAATTAAGTCCAATACTGGAAGAGCTCGAAAACACCTTATGGGAATTTGAAGCGAACCGGGGAATTTTACCTGAATTTACTGAAGCCGGGTTTCGATCTGCATCTAAAATATTTATGTCGGTACTAATGGAAAAGATGTGGGAGCTCCAGAGCAAGGAACATATGGCCATGCCGGATCGCTCAGCCATGGCGCTAAAGGCTGGAGAGGATTTGCGTAAATTGGTAAAAACTTATACCGGTTTCGATACCTTTGATTTTTATAAAAAAGTACCTTTACAACGCTAATTTAAAAACTATTTAAAAACCTTTAAAATGAAAACAATTCTTGGTTTATTGTTCGTTTTGATTTCGATTACTGCATTCGGGCAAGTGGATAAAAAACCTTTTACCGAGGTGGATGAAGAAGAACCTATAAATTCTAATCCTTTTAAAATTCATCCAAAAGGAATTAAGCTTTTTGGGGATATTTATTTTGGTATGAGCAAACAGGAGGTGAGAGAACTTACAAAACCGCATAATGAGAAACAATCAATTACAGTTATTGGTTATAAAATAAAGGCCTCACCATATTATTCGCAATTCAATGAAAACGGACTTTGTGTTTTAGGGATGACCTCTTATTTGTATCCTAATCCCCACATGAGTAATGGTCTTTGCAAACTTGCTTTAAATGCAACAGATTCAATTATGACTAACTTGGGTGCCAAATGCATTTATAAAAATGAGAATTGGCCTGATCCTTTATTAATGCCTTCCAATATTGCATCTATTTATAATCTTAATGGCAATTCCATAAAATTAACTGCTCATTATACAGGTGGTGATTATAGTGTTGATCTTTTAATTACCACTATTCCCTTTGAAAATGCAAATATCAAAAAGAGTAAATCAGAATTTAATAAAAGCATTGAAGAAGCAAAAACGAAATTTTAACGAAGCATAAATTATAAAAAAAGCCCGGTCAATTTGTCCGGGCTTTTTTTATAAAGTTTCCTCCACCGGAACCATCCAGGTAGTTTGGTAAACGATCAATCCATCGGACCGTTTTTCGCGACGTGTCGACATACGGGATAGGCGGCCATGAACTCCAGCAAGCTCGGGAGCATTGGCGATTGCACTTTCCACCATACTCCTGTTTTTTAAAGCATTTAAAGAGGCATTGAAGGCATCTATTGCCGTAAGGTTACTTTGATCGGCTATTTTCCGGTAAGCAAACCGGGTGACAATGGTTGCCGTTCCGGATTGGGTATTCAGATCGCCGGCCTCCCATTGAATTGCCTGGGCATCGATTAAGATACATGGCAATAATGCTACCGGCTTGAATTGGCCGTCCTGGTCAATAGCCTCAAGCTGGCCTTCTTCGGCGCTTATTTGCTTTAACCAGGATAACGTTTTGCAAGCTGTAAAAATGGTCCGAAATATTTCTTCCATGGTATATTTATTAGGAATAGAAACGCACCGCTGTGCGTCTCTACCGGTTATTAACTGATTTCATTTCTCTGGCGACAATAGCCTGGAGATTGGTGGTTAAAATTTGTGACGTTCCCAGAAATTTACGCTGAGGAATATGGATTGGATGTGCCTTCGTTCGGGGCAGTTTGTGCCCCGTTGTGGCCAGATTTGAGGCTATCTTATTACTGACATATACTATTTTTCCAGCCTTAGGGAAAAAGGCTGTTCCACCCGGATGGTTAATGGTACCTCCATCGTTATGGATACGCGCATAGGGCAGTGTCGTACCTACAATGACCATATTGTCGGTCTGACTCAATACCCTGATGTCCTTAAACAGGTGTCCGGTTCCTTTACCGATTAGCACTCCGCGACCCGGATCCGAATCGTTTTTCCGCTGTGCCCAGGGCTCCATTCCGGAGTCAAACCCCCCGCGCTGAAAATTTTCTTTGGTCTGGCGCACAGCCTCGGCGCCCAGGAGAGGAGGTA